AGGATAGAGGCGAGGTCATTGCGCAGTATTGGAGCGAGTTTCGCTCCCCCTGCGCGGTGGCCATGGACGCTAGTAGATTTGAACAAAGTGTGTCGTAAGATGCGCTTAAGTTTGAGTCTCGCGTCTACTCCGCCTACTATCCTGGGGATAAGCATTTTCTCAAGTTGATGAGGTGGCAATTAGAGACAAAGGGTCGTGCAAGGGCCCCAGATGGAAAATTGTCTTTTAAAGCCACCGGAATGCGCATGAGTGGTGATCCGAATACTTCTTCTGGAAACTGTTTAGATAACGCTGCAATGATTTTTGCTTTTGTTAACTGTATTGGTCTTGTTAAACATAGAGTCTTCTTAGATGGAGATGATTCTGTTATAATAATAGAGCAGTCAGATTTAGCAATAGTGCAAGAACGTGCTAAAGCGTTTTTCTTAAATTTAGGTTTCAGAATGAAGGTGGAAAACCCGGCGTATAGTCTTGAGAGGATTGTCTTTTGTGGAAGTAGTCCTGTAATTGTGGACGGACATTACGTAATGGTCCGGAATCCGTCCAAATCCTTGAGTAAAGATGTGATGTCTAAAACTTCGCTGCTCAGCAAAACCACTTTTCACCGTTGGTGTGCTGCTGTAGGTCAGGGAGGTTGTTCACTTAATTCTGGAATACCAATCCAGCACGCGTTTTATTCCAGTTTAGCGCGTGCTGGGACTGGGTATGTCCCGTTTAAGATGGATGAGTATTCACCTCTTAGTTTCAGAGGAAAGTCGAGCCCCGTAGTCTCTGGTGAGACTAGGTATTCATATTTTAAAGCATTTGGGATTACTCCCGATGCTCAGGTAGATATTGAGACCTATTACAATTCATTTGATTTGCATTACGAAGGGGCTCACGAGTACCTGTGTGGTCCCGTGTCATGGGATGAAATCTGCCGTCTGCAGAATCTCCAATGATGCGGTTGATAGGTTACGTTAACAAAGGGAGATCCTCGTCCCTACCTACGTAGAGGAACCGCAGGGTGTGGATAATCAGTTAGTATACAAACGTTCCGCCAAGCTATTGCTTGGACAATTCGGATAATAGTTGACGCACGTATACGCCACACTAACCAGCCTTCGGTTGTGCTTTGCATTTTTCTTTTTCAATTGGGTCCCCGGGCGTAGAAGCCCAAAACTCTCTGAGTGCTAAACAGAACGCCAAGAGACTGCACGGAGCTGCGGAAAGAGTTGGGTTAAACGGGCTTAAATGCGCCTGGAGCACCAACAGATTCCGTTCCCGGGGATGAACAGTCCCGTTACTCATATTGCGGTATCCAATACAAATATGAGGAAAAATACGAAAAACATCGCACGCAAAGGGCGGGCGGCCCCCAGAAGAGCCGCCAGGAAGAGGCCAGCCCAGAAGGCAAAGCCCCAGCCCCTTAATTCCCTAGGCAGACAATTGTTGTCTGCTTTGGGTGGGGGAGCTGGGGCAATGCTAGCTGGGCCGGCTGGAGCAGC